GATGCCGAGTTTTTGGGTTTGAGCTCAGAGCAGGCCGAAGTGCTGCAGGCGCAGATGCTGCGCGAGTTCAACCTGGCCGCCGACTGCTTGGAGGCGGATGCCGCGCGGCGCAAGACCTTCTACCAAAAGCAGGCCGAGTTGTTTCATAGCGCCCGGGTCAATGGCGACGCCTTCCTGCTGCTGCCGCATTTCGAGCGCGACGGATCGTTGTATGCCACCCATTTTCAGTCGGTGGAATCCGACCGGGTGTGCAACCCGCAGAACAAGCCCGACCGTGACAACCTGTCGGGCGGCTTTGAACTGGACGAACACGGCGCGGCCACGGCGGTGCATGTCCTGCAAAGCAGCCCGAGCACGCGGTTTATGCGCACCAAGGCGCAATGGCAACGCGTACCCTTGTTCGGCTCGCAAGGCCGCCGCAATGTGTTGATTCATTCGAACAACAACTTGCGCGCCGGCCAGACCCGGGGCGTGCCGGACCTGGCACCGGTGATCGAGACGATCAAGCAGACCGGACGCTACATGGACGCCGAGCTGATGGCGTCGGTGATCAGCTCCAAGTTTACCGTGTTCATCAAATCGGCCCGAGACGGTGGCGGTGACGCCTACGCGCCCGGTGGCGGGATGGCTGGCGCGGCGGCTGACGATGACGATGACGATGACGATGAGGCGCGCGACCTGCGTCTGGGTGATGGATTGGTCTACGAGCTGGACGAAGGCGAAAGCATCGAGACCGCCAACCCGGGGCGCCCGAACGCTGCCTTTGACCCCTTCGTGACGGCACTGTGGCGGATGATCGGCGGGGCCATCGGCGTGCCGTTTGAGGTGCTGATCAAGCACTTTACGGCCAGCTACTCGGCCAGCCGCGCGGCGCTGTTGCAGTTTGCCCATTACATCCTGGTGGATCGTGCCGATTTTGTGGTCGACATCTGTCAGCCGTATTACGAAACGGTGATCGCCGAGGCCGTGGCGCGTGGACGGTTGCGCTTGCCGGGTTTCTTTCAGGATCCGCTGGTGCGCCGGGCGTACTGTCAGGCGCTGTGGCACGGGCCGAATCTTGGCGAGCTGGACGAGGTGAAAGCGGCCAAGGCGTCGGAGTTGCGGTTGAAGATCGGCATCTCTACGCATGAGCGCGAAACCCGCCACCTGCTGGGGCAGAGCTGGGACCAGATCAACAGCCGCCGGGTGATCGAGGAGCGGCGCAAATACAAACCGGCGGAGCCCAGCGCGCCACCGAACAACGACGACAACGTCTAACAAGGCCCCGAAGGCAACCGCCAACGGGGCCTTTTGCTGCCAGCGGAGGACACATGAAAAAACTGATGGCCTTGCAGTTTCTGGCCAATCAAGCCTGGGCACTGCCCCCCACCTTGCTGGCCGACATGGAGGCCATTGCCCGCCGTGAATGGCAAGCCGGGCGTCTGGATGCGCTGACCAGCCAGGATGGCGAAGGGCTGCAATCGGCGCCAACGGTCGAGCTGCGCGATGGCGTAGCGATGATCAAGGTGCGCGGGGTGGTGTCGCGTTATGCCAGCTGGATGCACGACATCTGCGGCGGCACCTCGACCGAGGCGCTGGCCAAGTCATTGGCGGCCTCGATTGCCGACCCGAAAGTGCGCGCCGTGGTGCTGTGGATCGACTCGCCCGGCGGCCAGGTCAACGGACTGAACGAAATGGCCGAGCAGATTTACGCCGCCCGAGGGCAGAAAAAAATCGTCGCTTATGTCGGTGGTCAGGCCTGTTCGGCGGCCTACTGGATGGCCTCGGCCTGTGCGGAAGTGGTGATTGATGCCACGGCCGAACTGGGATCGGTGGGCACCGTGGCGGGCTTTCGCATTCTGCCGCCGGTGGAGGGCGAACAGCGTATCGAAATCGTGTCGAGCAACGCGCCGAACAAGCGCCTGGATCCGACCAGTGATGAAGGTCAGTCGGCGGTGCAAACCATCGTCGATGACCTGGAAACGGTGTTCATCGATGCGGTGAGCCGAAACATGGCGCTGGATCGCGCCAAGGTTCTGGCCGACTTCGGTCGGGGCGGCACCTTCATCGGTATCAAAGCAGTAAATCAGGGCATGGCGCACCGCCTCGGCAGCCTGGAAGGGCTGATCGCCGAACTGAGCGGCCGACCCGCGCCGCGCCTGACTCAAACCCCCAACAATGTAGGAGCCAACCACATGCCTCTCACTATCACAGCAGGCGCGACGGCGGCTGCCGTTGCCGCCGCGCTCCAGGCGCAGCACCCGGACGCCTTTGCCGTCATCGCCGCCACCGGCCAGACGGACCTGACCAGCGCCGTCGAGGCCGCTCGTGTGGCCGCTCACGCCGCCGGCAAGATCGAAGGCGAAACCGCCGGCCGCACAGCCGAAACCGCCCGCGTCGCGGCCGTGTTTGCCAACAGCCTGCCCGGGCACGAAAAGCTGATTCAGACCTTGGCGCTGGATGGCAGCACCAGCGGCCCGGAAGCCGCCGCGCAGATCATCGCCGCCGAGAAAAAAGGCGGCGCTGATTATCTTAAAAACGCCGCCGACACCGAGGCCAACAAGGTCAACGGCGCCCCGTCAGAGCACGATGGCAAGCCCAGCCTCGACCCGAAAGCGCTGGCCGCTGAGGCCAGTGCGCTGGTCGCATCCGAGGCCGCTGCTGGCCGCAAAATGTCGGTGTCTGCCGCTGTGCGACAGATCCAGGGAGGGAAAGCCTGATGCGCCAGTACATTGAAAGTCGCCGCGCGGCAGGAGATGTCGAGCCGCACCGCATCACCGTGTATGCCGATGGCGAGGGCGAATTCGAGCAAGCCGCCGGCCCTACGGCGGCGCCCTTCATGGGCGTCACTGGCAGCCTTGGCGCGGTGGACGGCACCGTCTGCGACGTGATTCGCAGCGGCCCGACCGAACTCGAATACGGCGGCAACGTGGGCTACGGCGATCCGCTGACCGCCGACATTGCCGGGCGTGCTGTGGTCGCCCAGCCCGGTGAACCCTACATCGCGCGCGCCGATGAGGTCGGCGACGCCGGGACCATTGCCCGGGTGTTTATCGAGCGCGGCCGTGTGCCGGAGACCCCAGCGCCTTGATCGGCGCTTTGCCCTCTTTTAACAGGAATACATCGACATGGCAGCACAAGCACCGTTTCCCATTGACCCGATCCGCACCGGCATCGTCATGGCCTACCGCAATGACAAACTGATCGCTGATCAGGTCATGCCGCGTTTTCCGGTCGGCAGTGAATCGTTCAAGTGGTTCGAGTACGCCAGCGCCGAGCGCCTGACCCTGCTCGACACCGAAATCAGCCGCAAGGGCGCAGCCAAGGAAGTCGAGTTCACCGCCGCCGAGCGTGATTCGTCGACCAAGGATTACGGCCTGGACGACATGGTCCCGCAAAGTGACATCGACAAGGCTACCGGCAGTGATTACGACCCACTTGACCATGCCGCCGAAGGCCTGACCGACTTGATCCTACTGGACCGCGAAGTGCGCACGGCGCGCGCCGTGTTCAACCCGAACAACCATGCCTACGGCGAGGCATTGTCGGCGGGACTGAAATTCAGCAACCGCGACGCCGACCTGCTGCCGTACCTGCTGGAACAGCTCGACAAGCCGCTGATGCGCCCCAACAGCATGACCCTCGGCCGCGCCGAATGGACCCAGCTGCGGGTCAACCGCAGTCTGGTGTCGGCGGCCTTGGGCAACAGCGGCGACAAGGGTGTGGTGACCCTTGCCCAACTCAAGGAACTGCTCGAGCTGGACGACATTGCCATCGGCGAAACCCGGGTCAACATTGCCCGCCGAGGAAAACAGGCCGAGATCAAGCGGGTGTGGGCCGATCATTGCGCCTTTACCTATCAGGCGCCGAACGTGGCGGTTGCCGCGGGCACCCTGACCTGGGGCTTGACGGCGCAGTACGACGACCGTTTTGCCGGCTCCTGGTACGACAAGGATGTCGGCCTCAAGGGCGGTTACTGCCTGCGGGTCGGCGAGCAGGTCAAGGAACTGGTGATCGCCAAGGAGTGCGGCGTGTTGCTGCAAAACGTGATTTAAGCCGCGTTTGTATGCACTGAAAGGCCTCGCATCGCGGGGCTTTTCGCAGCCGCAAGCCGGTCCGCGTGGGCCGGCTTGCGCATGCGAAAAGGGGAAGGCTATGAGTCGATTCGACATCGTTGATCGCACCATGCTGATTTGTGCCGACAGCACGGTCCGTGTGCTGACCGACACGGGCGAGAGCTTTGAGGTGGCCGGTATTTTCGATAACGCCGAACGCAATGTGGAGCACAAGCGTGATGGCGGTACCGACACTGGCGGCTTGAAATACACGTCGCGTCAGCCGGTGTTCACTTCCGCAGACCAGCGTTTTGCCGGAATCACCAAGGCCTGGCGCTTGACGCTGCGCGGCAAGGATTACTACTGCCCCGAGCCGCACAGTGACGGCGCCGGCTGGGTCACGTTATGGCTGGCCGACTGGGTCGCCGTGTCGAATGGTGAAGGGGGCAGCAATGGAATCTGGCGCTAGTTTTCAGCTCAGTTTTTCCGATGAACTGCTGCGGGTCACGGCGAAGTTGCAGAGCACCCCGGCGCAGGTGCAAAAGGCCAGCGGGCGCGCCGCGCGCAAAACCATGCGCTGGCTGACAACCGCCATGGCTCGCGATATCGGGCAGGCGCTGAAAGTGCCGCAACGCAGTCTCAAGTCACGCCTGACCACGAGCACAGCGGGCCAGGGTGATGATCAGGTGCACATCCTGTGGTTCGGCACCCAGCCGCTGGCGGCCGAGCAGGTTGGACGACCGCGCCAAGGCCAACGCGGTACCAGCGTCGCCGGGCGGCGTTTCGACGGCGCGTTCTATCGCGGCGTGTACGACGGCACCAAGCGGGTGTGGATACGCAAGAGCCAAGGGCGTTTTCCGCTCCTGCGCGTCACCATCGAGTTGCAGAATATCGCTGCCGAGGTATTCCGCCGCTATGAGCGGCGCGCCTTGGCCCGTTACGCCGAACTGATCGAGCAGGAACTTAACTACGCGGTGAACCATGAACGATGACAGTCCGGTCCTCAAGGATCTGAACGCCCTGCACGAGCATATTCAGGCCGCCGTGCGCGAGCGCTTCGGCGCGCGGTTGAACACGGTCGGGGAATACGACCCCATCGACCCGCAGCTCAAGACCATCAAGACTCCGGCGATTTTGCTGGAACTGGTCGAGATCCGTCCCGGTGGCCGTAAAACCGGCGGGCGTACTCCAGTCAAACTGATCTGGTCGGCGCACTGCATCCTGAGTGCGGCGACGCCAAAAGTGCAGCGTGAAATCCGCAACTTTGCGGTGCAGATGCTGTGCCTGGTGGACGGCAACAAGTGGGGCTTGGGCGGTGCCGTCGAGCGTCCCGCCGAACTGCCCGAGGCGTTTCCGGGGCTCTTCAATCCGGGTGAGATGGGCTTTGAAAGCTGGATTGTCAACTGGTCGCAAGTCGTGCACCTGGGCGACAGCTGGGAGCTGCCGGTCGATGAAGTCTATGTCCGGGAGTCGCCGAACATCGGCGCCGATCATCAGGACGACTACCGGAGGCTGGTCTGATGGATGTCCTGCAGCGTCTGGAAGAATTGGAGCGGCGTGTCGGGCAGATGGTCGTGCGCGGCAAGATTGCCGACGTCGACCCGGTGCGACACGTCGCCAAGGTCGAATACGGCCCCGGCCAGACCACCGGCTGGCTGCAATGGAAGCCGATGCGCAGCGGCAAGGCGATTGTCTGGTGGTGTCCAGAGGTCGGTGAAGGGGCCACGGTGATCAGCGAGGGCGACCTGTCGCTGGGTGAAATCCTGCCCGGCAGCTACCACAAGGATTTTCAGGCACCCAGCAGCAACCCCGAGTTGTTCCTGGTGCAGTACGGCGACGGCGCCACGATGGCCTATGACCGCGAGGCGCACCTGTATCGACTCACTCTGCCGGCCGGCGGCCGGGTGGAGCTGGTGGCCCCGGCCGGTTTCAAATTGACCGGTGACACCGAAATCGACGGCGCGTTACGCGTAACGAAAGACACCACCTGCGACGGCGAGGTGTCCGACCAGGTGCGCTCAATGAGTGCCGACCGTGAACTGTACAACGTGCACAACCACCCCACCCCCGATGGCCCCGAGCCGTCGCAATAGAGCATCGCCATGAAACAAGGCATGGACCGCCGCAGCGGGCGTCTGATCAGTGGCATCCCCTACCTGTGGCAACGTCTGAGCGATGTCATCAGCACGCCGCGTGGATCCGTGGTCGGGCGCCGAGACTTCGGCTCAGAACTGTTTGAGATGATCGACCGCAATGTCGACAGCGGCTTTTACATGGAAGCCTACGTGCGCCTGGCCGAGGCCATCAACAGCCCGGCCAACGGCCTGGAGGACTTTCGCCTGACGACCATGCGCGTCGAGCAGGTCAGCGAACATCATGTGGACATTTACCTGGCCGGCGTTTTGCTGGATGGCGACACCTCGTCGCCGGTTGAGCTGGAGGGCATACGCTTGTGAATGGAATCAGTCTTGAACTGTTACCGCCGCTGACGGTGGTGCCGCAGATCGACTATGAAGAGATCGTCGCGGACATTGTGGACAAGGCCCACCTGGAAAACGCCAGCCCAGCCGATCCGGCGTTTCGGGTCGCTCTGGCCGGGGCTTATCGGGAACTGCTGATCCGTCAGCAGGCGAACGAACAGGCGCAGGGATTAACCCTGGCGTATGCCGTCGGCCCGCAGCTCGATCATATTGGTGTCACCTACTACCGCACGCCGAATGGCTTGCCGGTGGAGCGCCTGGCCGGCGAAAGCGACGACGACTACAAGGCGCGTTTGCAGGAATCGCCCGAGGGCATGTCGGTGGCAGGCCCCGAGGGCGCTTACCGCTTCCATGCCCGCAGTGCCAGTGCGCTGGTCGCCGGGGTGGATGTTGACAGCCCGACGCCCTGCGTCATCGTCCTGACCGTGCTCAGTCGCGAAGGCCCGGCCGAGGGCCAGAGCGATTACAGCGGTCCGCTCGATGGCGTGGCCAGCCCCGCCTTGCTGGCCACGGTCGCCGCCGGTGTGGACCCGGTGCGCCCCTTGGGCGACCGAGTTACCTACCAGTCGGCCGAGATCGTGTACTACCAGATTGAGGCGGTGATCATCGTCGACCGCGATCTGGATCCCGAGATGGTCATGGCCGAGGCCCAAGCCCGCGCTGACGATTATGTCGCCACGGCCTGGCGTCTGGGGGGGCTGATCGTGCGCTCGGCGGTGGATGCGGCGCTGACTGCCCCGGGCGTGGAGGAAGTGATCCTGCCGGATGACTGGGTTGATACGCGCTGTGCACGGCATCAAGCGCCGCGCTGCAATGGCCTGGTGCTGACCTTGGGCGGTTCGGTATGACCGGCTTGCTGCCGCCGCACCTGAGCGAGCTGGAACGCGACATCGATGCGGCCTTGTCGCGTATCGGTGATATTGAGCTGCCCACGGCTACTCTGTGGGATCCGTGGAATTGCCCGGCGCAGGTGTTGCCGGTGCTGGCGTGGGCCGTGAGCATCGATCAGTGGCGCACGGCGTGGCCCGAGGCGCAGAAGCGCCGCATGGTTGCCCAGTCCCTCGACGTGCACCGCATCAAGGGCACCCGGCGCGCGGTCGACCTGGCGGTCGCCGGTTTTGGTTTGCGCGTGGTCATCACCGAGTGGTTCGACGCTGAACCGCCGATGCCGCCCGGCACCTGTCGGGTCGACATCTACAGCTTCAACGATGCGGTCAGTGAAGAACTGGCCAATGAAGTGTTCACGGCGATTGAAAACGCCAAACGCAAATCCATTCACCTGATCGGCTTTTCGCTGAACCTGCAGAGTCGTGCGACGGCATACGCGGGCTGCGCGGCGCTGACGGGCGAGTCCATCCGCGTGTACCCATGGCAGCCGGCGAGCATCCCGGCGCGGACCTGGGTGCGTTTGGCGGTGGGTGCCCGTTTGCAAGAAGTCGTTAGAGTTTACCCGGAGGTAGTATGAATTACCGGTCACTTGCGACCACGATAGGCCGTGCCAAGCTGCAAAATGCGGCACTGCTGCAACGGCCGTTAAAAATCGTCAGCATTGAATTTGGTGATGGCGCGGGCAGCCAATACGAGCCGACCGGTCTGGAAACCAGCCTGCGCCGAAAGGTTTACGACTGCGCGCCGTCGCGCATCGCCGAGGCGGGCGAAGCCGAGACGTGGATCGAGATCGAGGCGGTGATTCCGGCCGAGGTCGGCGGCTGGTACCTGCGCGAATACCTGGCGCGGGATGAAGAGGGGCATGCGATCTTTATCGGAAACCTGCCCGAGAGTTTCAAACCGGTCAGCTCCAGTGGGGCGATCAAGGACATCGCCTTCGAGTTGCTCTTCGACATTCAGAACGCCGACAGCGTGGTGTTGCAGGTGGATCCGTCGCAGACCATCGCGACCATCAAGCGCGTAGAGGAGATGATCGCTACCGAACTGGCCAAGCTCGATCACAAGCACTCGGTGGGCTTTGCGACCACCGGGCCGATTGCCCTGACCGGCCTCGACGTGCAGGCCGGTGGGGACTGGACGACGGCGCTGACCACCGGTACGCGTATTCTGGTGAAGGATCAGGCCGCAGCCAAGGATAACGGTCTGTATAGCGTGTCGGC